TTCAAAACAAACTCTATCAATAGGTTCGTTTAGAATTTGTTTTAGTCCCTCAAATGTAGTGTCAGCTTTAATCCAAGTATATTTACTTCCTATGTCATTAACACAATGTGCATCTGATGCTTGTATTGATGGTTTCTTGAAATGTGTGTAATAAAAATCTTTACTGTCTTTTTCGTGCCTAATCTCACAAATATCTATATAGCCATTTCTGAACAAATCCTCTTTTACAGGACCTAGTGAATCGTAAATGCTGACATTCTTTTTGGAGGATCCTTCATTTCTCATCTCTAGGTCAATACTATTTGTTTTAGAACCTGCATGAACTGAAACCAGACCTCCATATTGGTGTATTAAATTAGCGGCTTGTTTAAAATCTACTTGCAATTTAAATATTCCTACTTTAAATGCTTTATCATCAGTCAAACTTTTATCTTCTTCTTTCCCTTTAGCGATTATCGTGATTTCTGCTAGGCCAAGGGGAGTTAGTATTAAGTCCTGTAATGATTTACTATCTAATTTTGTGCCATTGTATTTTTCAGGAAAGAGTCCTATCATATGAACTGATGATCGGCCATATTCTGTTCTAAACTCGATACCACTTATGATAGTAATATTTTCTTTTATTTCATCTATGTTTTTTGCTGAATGATGATCAGTTAATGCAATTACTGATAACCCGATTTCTTTCGCTTTTTTTACAATTTCTTGCGGAGTACCTTTTCCATCAGAAGCTGTTGAGTGGATATGTAAATCCCATTTGTGCCATTCTGATCCTGAAGAATTAATGTTTTTCATAATAGAATTTGTGATTTGTTAATTATTATAATATTTTAGTAGTATGTATTTATTCTATGTTTTATCATTTTATCAACTAAATAAAAAATAGAGAAATGATAATTTAAAAGTCTTACATATCATTGATATTAGTCGTGAGACCATTAAATATATTACATTCATACATAATTAAAATACAATATTCTTTAATTTTTATGACATTAGCAAATCTTTTACAGAATATTTTGTATTTTCTTTGAAAATCATCCTTGCAAGAAGTTATTCTTGTGTAAATTATGAAATTGTTTCAGTTTTTAGAAAAGTTAAGTCTAAACATTTTAAGTAAAAAAACGACTTTGAAAATAACTCATTGTATCGTACCCATGTGCTCCCATAGGTACATCCATTCCTTGCGCATAATGAAATACTTGAGAGCATCCGTTAAGTTGGTAGACTCTTTACCCAAGCGTGCAAGCGGTAATTTATCACCCGTCTTTTGTTTAACGATTACATTAGAACCATTTGCGCTACCCGCCAATTTAGTCTTAGTCACCTCCATTTCAGACTTGAGATTCGCACAGTTATGGCGGTCAATATGCAACCTAAACAATCTATTGGATAAGTTGCCGCTAAGTAAGTCCATGAACAAACGGTACTCTGCATTGCTGCCCAGGTTGCCCTGTCCTTTAGACAACAGTATCACATGCCATCCGGTTGGTCTGCCATCCGCATCACGCTCAATATTCTTTTTAATCTGTGTAGCCATATCGGCTTCACTGCGATGGTAGTTGTTCATACTCCTGTCATAGTGCAGCATGAGCACCTTAGAACTCATCGGTTTGAAGTAACAGATGAACTCGTCTGCCAACTGTCTTACGCCCGCAGGAGGCAATGAATAAAGCTCCTTGAGTATATAACAGTCATGCCCAAGGCGTTGGCCGAATACCATCGAAAGCATGTTACCTGCATCCATACCAGCCTCTAAAGGAGCTCGCATGTTTAAGTAACGCAATACCTCACACGTCTCTTGCCAGCCGTATGGATGCTTATCTATCACCTCATTAAGGAATCCATCAGCATAGAAATGTTCTTCAGAAAGGTTAGGGTAGAATAGTCTGTTCGCCTCGATCTTAGGTATAATACTTAATACATTGGCAGTCATACCCTCTAGTGCAGCCGTAATCTCGTCACTGAACCAATCAGCCCCGAGGATATCAGCATTGACATACGATGAAACCATTGTGAAGAATGTAAGACCGATGCGTGTCTTTTCCCACCGTTTGCGCCAGCGTTCCATATTCTTGTAAGCATTGTCATGCTTGCGCTGTATACGGTTAAAGTCTGCATCCGAGATAATCCGTTGCCGGCGTTTCTCGAGTGCAGCATCATACTCTTGATGATAGGCAGAATATACCTGTTTCGTTTGATTATAGACAAAGGAACAACGAATATTAAGTAAGAGCTTCTCTTTGTTGTTGTGTTTGCCCATCTTAAGAATCCACGAATCTTCACCGATGTGGTTTTCGTTCGGCATATCGGTCGTGAATGTGCGTGAACGATACCAGGGAGAATCACCATATTTAGCGCGGAATCCGCGGACTGCTTTAAGTAAGTTGGTTATTTTTTCTTCCGGGAAATATTTTACTTCATCGCCGAAGATAGCCACATAAGATGCGCCGGCACCGATAGCCGGACGATCCAATGAAACAAACGTTACATTGAAGCCGTTGGCAAAAACAAGCGTTTGTTTGAAATCACGCCGTTTATTGTACATGCGATCACGCCAGGCAAGAGGTGGAATTCTGTTCATCACAAAATCTCTATCCTCTTGCATGCCTAGCATCACCAGACCGTCAAGCAATGAAGGAATAATATTTTTATGTAAATCTGAAAAAGTATCAGCAGCCCACACGATAGGTGCACCAGGAAGATCATACATCATTTCTATAAGCCTATTGGCTAAGATGGTAACAGTTTTACCCGTACCACGTCCGGCAATGGCATACAAACTAGCAGGCATCATCATACATACAAGCTGTGCCCACCAATTCGCCCAACGCAAATCAACTTTTTCAGTCGATATCTTTAGTTTTTGTTTCTGTGTCATCTAAAATTTCAGTTATGTCAATTGCTTTAGCCATGGATTCACGTTTCAAACGTTCTTTGTCTGAAACGGAGATATCCGGTATATCATCAATTTGAGCAGCCAACAGCTTGCGGTCTTCACTAGGCAATCCCACTTGCTCAGGGTCTAATGTCCACACTGTAATCGGTTTATGTGGTGGCAATTCACGTTCTTCTTCATCCGGCTTATCAAGTCCTTTGATATCGGATGCCTGTTTCATCAACTTGCCGTACACCTCCATGGCCTTAGCCGAGCGAGCCGTTTTTAGTACAACCAATGCCGCGGCCTGAAGTTGTTGAAACATCATGTTGCGGTGTGCCTTATTGGATATATTATCGCACTCAAAAAACAGGCTGACTGCTTCATCATACAAACGACGGGCGATGCGCCTGGTGCAATTAAATGGCGGGTGCATAAACGTACGAACAGCATTGTCACGCCCATACTTTCTGTTTAACCCAATCATCGTGTATAAGGCGTTATAATAATCCAATCGTTCACCATCCAAATCATCTTTATTGGACGATTGCAAATAATCTTGCAAATCTTCAAAATAGCTTTTTTCAAACATGATCAATCATCGTAAAATAGAATTTCATCCAGCGCATTCTTATAGTCTGTACATTGTCGCGCGGAGTCAAGGCGTTGAGCCTGTACTACATTCTCACCTGTTGACGCATCGCGTAACATCGACATGCCTTCTTGTGCTTTTTGCAAAAGAGGGCCACGGTCGTAATGATATTTGAGCGGTGAGTTTATCATCGAAAAGAAATGCTCAAACTCACTGATCGGTACATCAAAGTACATCGCAATGTCAACCGGTGTATAATTTAATGCGGCCAGCTTCTCGTATTCGTCCCAATGCTTTGAAATTTCATCAAACCATACCGGTGCGAAACCTTGGTTATTCTCCCACCTCGTTAAGTCGTGTTCTGAAGTCATATATGCGTTTGCTTTTTATGAATACATAGTTTTCTATCATCGCATTTTCACCATAGTTGCCTGAACCTTCAACCACAAAATAGCCGTCATCCGTATGTATGGCCGTTACTTTTTTATGAGACCAGGCAAAGGTGAGCGATATCACACCATCAGCCTCGAGCTTCAGTAGCTTTTCGTACACTGCCGGCATACGATTACGAATGTTCTCAGCGATAAACAGATGAATGTGTTCTATCTTGTTTTGTTCGTGCCATTTTACAATCGATTTAATGATGCGCTCATTGGTTGAATAAGTCGCAATATAGAGGTGATGAATCACCCCCGAATGTTTCATAAGGTAGACTATGAAAGTGAAAGCGGAAAAGCTTTTTTTTGTCTCAATGAAAAAAGCCTCGTTTTCATT